ATGATGTAGTGCCTTGCAATAGTCCGGTATCTCATAGTCAAGACCATAGCGCTTAGATACATAATACCAATAGATATAGAACTGATAGTCATAAGGCTTACCCTTAATAGACTCAGTACGCATCTGGTAGTAACCATGATGAGATCCATTAACAGCTCTTATATTCCAAGAACTCTCAATATGAACTATCTGGTTATGACATTGGTATTGCTTATCAGTTAATTGTTTATTGGCTAATACTCTTAGGCTTTTATTGGCATCTATTGAAGCCTCACTACTAGGCATAAGTGCCATAGATAGACTTATCCCAATAACGGCGGTTACCGAGCGCGCTGCGCCTTTCGGGCGCGCTCTGAAGCCTTGATGGCTTCTAGCCGTAAGTGTACCGAACACACTCTGCATTTCAGCAAAAGTCCTGCTCAGACGGCGTGGCGAATTACTTGTCAGTGGAATAGAAGCCAGATCCTTTAAACTGAATACCGAAAGAGCTGTATATCTTGCGCATCGGTTCATGGCAGAACCCGCATTCAACATCGTGTGGTTCATTTATCTTTAACTCCTTCTCGTATCTGAGGTTGGCCTCACATAGATCATTAGTACATTCAAATTCGTAGATAGGCATTACTTCTCGACTCCATGCATAGTCTGCAAGTGGCTTAACATCATGCGGCTAACCTCTTTCTGACCGAGGAAGCCCCAAGCGGATAACAGCGAATAACCGCAATAGCATGTATGTAAAGCCTCTGGTAACACATTTCGTTCATCGCCTGCTTTTGGCATTACTGATCCTCCCGGCAGAATTGGCATCGCTGCCCTAGTGCATATACGCCACAGTCTAAGCATCTGGTTATGTCTTTATCCTCGATCTCCTTGGCATGCTTGGCATAACCAGCTTTAACCAATAGATCGACCAGATCAGAGAACCTAAGGAACGCTAGATAGTTTCCCACGTCTGCCCTTTGTCCATTAAGTCGGCATACTACGACAGGTAATCCCCCACTTGTCTTAGTGCGCTTTTCTGTCTGGTCGATCCATTGTTTAGGCTGGAAGTCTGCTCTGGCCTTGACTTCAAAGTCAATGTACGGAACGCCAGTCACATCGCTTCCAGACCTGCCTGCCCCAGTAGGCAAAGCGAATGGCCACCATTGTTTAAGATAACGGCTGACCAATTTTTCCGTGTCGTACCCACGGTATTTTCTACTTTGAGACATTAACCGCGTGGCACTTCTTGCATGACCATGTAAGGACAGTTCCCTGCACCCAGAATGCTAGTTCCTCGCGTGGTACTGGCTCATTGCATAGGTGACAGATAATCCGCACCTGTAACGCATTTAGTAATTCCTGATGTCTAGCCTTCTCTGCTAATTCATCATCAGTAGGGAAGTTCTCCCATTCACCGTCTTGGTTCATAAATTGTAGGCCGCTCATGCTTTGGCCTCCTGTGGCTTCCAAGTACCGTCAGCAGCAATGTTGTACCACATCACATCTCGACAGACATAGCATGAGAACTTGCCCCAAGGTTTATTGTTCTTGGCGCTTACGCCTGTTTTCCATTCCATAGGCTTATGGTCATGGCAGTTGCGACATAGCGGAATATCTTTATCTATCTTGACTGCACCTAATACATCTTGAACTAGCGCTATTGCATCTGCACTCGATGGCGCAGCTTCTACAGCCTTGGTTGTCCAAGGATCGTCCTCGACCGGCATCGTGATCTTGTCTGCTAACTTCTCAGCGAATGGCTTAGGCTCTGCTGCTTTGACTTTAGACATCTCTTCGCGGCTAGGGCGTTTGCCTTTCGTAGCGTAGCCTGCGTTACTGAGTGCCCGCCCGATCGCACTCGTTTCGCAATTCTCAAGAGCGCTCGTAGAATTAACTCCTCGCGTTGAGACTGTTTCCTCTGCATAGCCAGTTGTCCAAGCCTGTGCATCAACTTCAGTTCGATAAACAGAAGCCTTAACAATAAATCGCTGAAGCGTTGACTCAACCAAAGTAGTTTCAATTCGACCATCTGGGTGTTCCTTCCAGAACTTAACTAGGCGTTCCTCGACTGTTTCGTAATCCTCTAAATTAAACATATTGCTCATTCTCCTCTGTGTGCAGTTGCGCTGCAATAGCAGCATAAGCCACTAGATCGACATAAGTGTCAGTCTTTGCGGTTTCCATGCTTCGGGCTATTTTGACAAGTGCCATACACATCGCGACTTGGTAATCAGTAACCGGCATTTCCAAATAACTCGACCAGAGGGCAGCCGTTCTTGCCATGTTGTCAGTTGGGTGACCGTAATCCAAACCTCGGTCTTGGATAGTTGCTCTTGCTTCGTTGAGATAGTCTCTAGCATTCATCGGCCGACCTGCTCAAGTTGACGAGCGATCTTACGAGCTGCTATTCGACCCTTGATCTTGCCATGTTCAAAGCCTTTGCCATAACCGAAGCCAAAGCCAATTAACATTCCTACTGCTATAGATAAAGTAATTGCTACATCTGCGTTCATTATGCAGCCACCATTTCTGAGGCTGTCTGCTCGATGAATGCTTTAGCTTCTTTTAGTGTCTTAAAAATTGCCCAGATAGAACCTTCGATACCACAAGCCCAGCCATTCTTGCCAAGTTGTGCAATAGCATCTGGATCACCTTCGTGCATCATGCGTACATCTGTAATCCAGAACTGACCACTTTCGTATGATCCGTGTCCGATCTTTTCAAAGTTCATTTGTTTGCCCTTTCGTTTCTGTGAGTATTTCTCACTTCCACAAAGAGAACAATACGCCTGTCTAGCGCTTAATCAAGCAGATTTGACCTTATTTTGATAACGGTATGGTAACAATTCTCCGTTGTCCATAGCATCATCTATGGTGTGCTTGATGTCGTTATCGAGATCGTCCATAGCGCCGCCCGGCAACTACGAAAGTGCCGTCCTTTTCTAAGTTAATTAGAGTTACTTGGCTATCCTCCACGATGATAAAAGCCTGCTGCCAGTTCATAGTTCCCTTGGTATAGCCTGCCTTGCGGATATCCATGAGATGACCGCCTTCTACGCCTCGCAGAATACGTCCTATTTTGCCCCCAGAAGCCTCTGTAAAGGCCGATACGCCCGCTCTGTGAGTGTGACCGCAGACTACGCTTAAACCGTGCCTACGAGCCGCTCCAAGGGCTGTAAGACCCGCGTTAGGATTTATGCCCTGCTCGTCTCCGTGGACTGCTACCCAGCCCTTAGCAAAGGCGTATGGCTTCTTATGATAGGTAATCCCTAGTTCGTCCAAGCGCATGAAGCGCTCGAAGCGTAACTCTGGCAATGCCAAGAACGCAGGGATTTTCTTCATGATTACATTGTAAAGACGATCTGTGTGATTAGAACGGATCATATGAGCCTCTTTGGAATGCTCGACCAAAGACCAAAGAACCTCGACTGCTTGGTCTCGATCCTCAGCTAGTGTCTGCTCGTACCAGCCCGGTGTGTTTTCTGTCCATCGGCTGATCTGCGGGAGATCGATTTCATCTCCGAGTGTAATAACGCTATCTGGGCGGTATGCCTTAATAAAACTTGCAACATTGCGGACAGCAACTTCATCGTGATATGGAACCTGTAGATCTGGAACGATTACAGTTCTTTTCATTGTTAATCCTCATCATCGTCATCGTCATAAGGCACTCGTCCAGGTAATTCAGGAAGCCAGTTCGGTGTTGGAAGGATCGTTGCCGGATAGGTTAAAGGTTCAAGCAAGATAGCCAAAGCCAATTCAGGTGTGAACCCTGCTCGTCTTAGCGATTTGTAATACTCATTTAGCCCGATGCAGTACTGATCTAACATAGAGTAAGCCTCTAAGTCGATAGCCTTCTTACGCGCCATAATTAAATTATCGCTCTAAGAGTATGTTGTAGATCTCATCGACACGCGTATTGAGTCGCTTAATCTCCGACAGCAAGTGCGTGATCACATAGCCAGCCAAGCCACCCACTATCGCAAGAGTAGCAATATAAAGATTTAGGAGGTCTGTCTGTGTCATCGTTTAGGTGTCGCATATCCAAAGACCCCAGCGAGAACAGCCCAAAGGATCGAGCGGTAATCTGCTGCAAAATTAGAAGCTGCCCAAGCAGATAGGAATGCACCTGCTGTGAGTAGGTAAGGGTTTTTCATGTTCATGCTTGGCCTCCTAGTAACGGTACTTTAAAGAACGAACCATCGTTATCGCCTTTGATGCTAAACGAGACATGGAGATGATGGCGATGCTTGTTAATCCCAGTATAAGTTCTCCAGCGCCAAGCGCTTTTGGCGCTTGCAATTTTGCCGTCAAAGATGAGATACGAGATGCGTTTATCAGACTTTGCCAAAAGACGAAGTTGATCCGCCACATCGGGCATGATGTCGGGCTTAGGTCTGCCGGATAGATCGCGGTCAACGTCAATGGCACGTACCCAGCCCTGCTCATCTGGATTATGGTCAGACTTACGAGCTGAATGCCGACTATCGCCGATCCAGCCGTCCGAGGTACGATCACGATCGCTGAAGCAGTCATCGAACTGTTCACGAAGTTGAATACCGGCTTTGCATAACTTTGGCTTCATGCCAGTAACAGTTTTGCTTCTTCTTCAGTAATTCCTAAGCGCTCCAATAGTGCAGCCTTATTAGCAGCTTTACTTTGCGCTTCGGCTTCAATAGCAGCAAAAGCCGCTTGTTCTGCTTGATATGCCTTGAACTCGTCGGCAGTCATCTCGCGGTCGATGACTTCATTGGTTTCTGTATTGTGAATGCGGATCATTGGATTAGGCATTATTTAACTCCATAAACTAGGACTGTACCTGCATTATAAGTTCCTGCGTGGGTGCTGAATGTTATTGAGTTTATTGCGCTAGTAGTATCGAATAAACCTTGCTGAAAGATAGCCTCTTCCTGCGAAGAACTATTTATTTGAAAAGAACTTCCAATGAAGGCTTTGGTGTACGTTGTGGACGCGTAATTGTAAATTGTGATCACTGATACGTTGTTTGTGTTTGTTTGGTTGCGTAAAGCGTAATTGATAGTCAATTCAGAATTAATTTGCGCCTGTGTAAATACTGAACCATTACTGTTAATTAAATTAACATAAGTGGCAGAAGTTGTACTTCCAAGAGGTCTAAAACCAGGATAATAAGCGCTGCTGGCATTTGAAGTTCCAAAAGTAACTACCTGTAAATCTTTATAAGTCTGGTCGATGCCTGATACTACGGTTGTCGCTCCGCTAAGTGTGGTTGTTGATAGCAAAGTCATGCCCCCACCAGATCCAGCGGTAGCCCATTTCATTCCTGTTGCTTCTGCTGAGTCAGCCGTTAAAACGGTGCCATTAGCCCCTACTGCCAATCGAGTCAAAGCTGTGCCGCTGCTGGCAGGGAATAGATCGCCTTTAGCGGTCGGGTCAAGATAATTGAGAGTTCCTGCTAGATCATTCATATTGGCAGCAGAGAGAACGTCTCCCGTTACATAATCTGCCTTTACTGGAAAGCCTGTAGCCATTTTTTTCTCCTAATACGCCAATATGCTAGTGCCGATTATACCTGATACATCGCTGCCGATGATGAAGCCCTCGACTATAGGTTCGAGAGTTGTCACAGTTACGCTCATGGCATTTGGCGTGATATTCCATGAGAGTCCTTGCGCCTGCAAAGTCTTTATGATCGTTGAGCCGTCTGGCTGAACATTTGTGATCTTTAGATTTGAAAAGTAGTCCAAACCAAGCATTGTGGCAGTTGGCACATCTGGGTCGAGTAGATCCACGGTCATGGCATCTATTCGGATCGTGGTCTCTTTACGAGTGGCTACATATATCTTTGCCACATTAAGCGCATCTGCATCTGTCTGTAGAACCAAGTTATTTTCGTTAATTTGATGAGGAAAGTATTTAGCAATAGAAGCTGAGTCCTCTGATACCTGCTGAGTGCCGCCATAGCGAGTCATGCCTGCGGAGTTGATAATCAACTTATCATCGAAAGCAAAGGTAAGGTTTGTGTAAGGAATACCAGTAGTTTGGTTAAACTCAAGTGGAGTTTCGCCATACTTCTTAATTACATTTGTACGGTTCAGATAGACTGCTGTGCCTTCAACGTCTATATAAAAAGCGCCTTGCTCGGAGAACTCTGCGTTTTTTAGCGCATCGAGCGCGGTGCGAGAAGTGCCAGGATCAGCAATACAGGTTGTGTTGCCGGTATCTATAGTGCGCATAGAAGCAGGCCATGAGACTTGATCTAGGATCTTGCCAATTCGAGTGCCAGTATCTTGACCAGCCGTAGCACCTGCCACACCTACAATACCTGCTTGCTGCATAAGTCTGAAAGCATCAGAACAGACGATATCCACGTAGCCTGTCTCTTGGCCTTTAGGGTAGGTATATTTATAGTCTGTTGTATATCCTGAGAATAAAAAGTAAGCAACGCCACCTACTGTCGCAGATACGCGCAGCTTCCGCAATGGAGTTAAAAAGCCAAAGTAAGGGCTAGCGGTATTCTGTGGGTTAAAGTAAGAGTCTGGATCTAACACGCGGATAGTTGCAGATCCTGCCTCGTAAGTGTCGCGCATAATATTGCGACCACGCTTGATGCTGATCTGTCTTACATTAGGGGTTAAGTCAACTGTTGGTTCTGGATTACTGCTTGAGGCAAGAGTGCTTGTACCTAAAATGCCGTACTTTTCATCGCCAAGAGTAAATCCAATGCCAAAAGTCGCACCAGAAGTAAAATCGAATGAGACTGCTATTTGTGCAGGAAGACTCATGGCCCGAATGACCCGCCTTGACGGAAGATAGATGAGAACTTGGCAGATAGCGAAGCATCGAGCAAAGTATCTCGAAGAACGTCCTGCAGGCTTTCTTGAGCAATAATTGAGCCAGCATTGACATTGACTACGAAATCAACGCCTGCTGCGCTTGTTTGTGTCGAAGCGTTAGGCAGAGAATATTGAGTTCCAGTTACGCCATAACCTTCAGCCATAGAAGTAACAGGTGCGGGGCTTACTGTTGTGATGCGGCGAACCTGTGACTCGATCATGTCAAGATAAGACTTCCATGCTGTAAATGGGTTCTTAGCATCTGGAAGGCTTGCAAGGTAAGCAGCTAGTTGCTGTGATAGCCCTTGAGACTTGGCAAGTTCTCCAGCAAGTTTAGAAGCCTCTGAAGTATTGCCGGTCAAGATAGCCAGTTGTAATTCTAGGCGCTTGCGCTCCTCGTTCGTAATTTCACCCTTGAGTGCAGCGATAATCGAAGCCTGTTGAATATCAAATAAAGTGCCAGCCTTTTGCAGCGCTGTTTGCTCTTTAATCGCTTTAGTTTGCTCTTTAGTTGTCTTGAGCAAAGCATCGCGGTTCTTTTTTGCTGCCTTGTCGGCTGCTGCCTTAGTCAATTCTGCTCGAATTGCTGGAGTGATGCCTGAGCGATCAATTCCTCGGTTCATCTCGGCTTCGCCTATTGCGCGGAAGGCTTGCAAGTCTCCACGCGCTAGGGCTGCTAATTGACCAACGCCGACACCAAAGCGGCGCACGAAGGTAGCAAGTGCAGTAGAAGTTTTTTCAATAAGGTTAAGTGTGTTAGTAAGTCCACCTTCTCCACCGCCGCCAAGGGCTGCAAGTGCATCGAGTAAGCCGCCACCGATGATCTCTTGAGCATTGCTAGAAGCAACTGATAAGCGCTGCATAGCACCTGCATAAGTATCGACTGAGACTGTTGCTTGTCCGCCGAATAGATCATTGATGCGTGTCTGGACTTCCTCAAAAGACATGGCCTTGAGTTCAGTCTGAGTTAAACCAATACCGTATTTAGCAAGAGATCGAGTCTGGCCTACATAAGCCTTTGAAAGATCACCGGCAACGCTGACAACATCTGCGCCACTAGCTGCTGATAGATCAAGCGCTGTACGAAGTAACTGTTGGCTTTTAGCAACATCACCAGTTGTAGTTAATAAACGCTGAAAGGCTGGGCGCAGTTGATCATCAAGGATACCAAACTGCTTCTCAAGATCAGCAATAAAGTTCTTAACCGAAGGATCTGCAAAGGCTAGACCTAAGTTATCTAAAGACTGTGTTAATACTCTGGCTGCTTTATCATCTTGAGCAAAGGCTTTAGCGGCGTTAAACCCAGCGCGGCCTAAACGCTGGACGGTGAATAGGCCAACATAAGACTTAGCGAGTGTCTTGACTTGAGAATTAAGGCTAAGAGTTGATTTAGCGGCATCTTGAAAGGCTTTCTTGCCAGAAAATACCGAAGCAATATCTATTTTTAGATCAGCCATTATTTCACCTTAGTCTTTGCTTTAAACTCGATAGCGGAACTGCCGATCGCTTTTACTACTGCTGCCGTTACTTTGCCCTGATCCTCTGAGAATGCTCGAAAGATCACGCGGCCTGTCATCTTGCGAGATACGCGGCCTCGCTGGCCTTGCTGGCGTGGTCGAGCGTTGACCAGTTGACCAGTTGCATTCGCTCTAGCGATGAACTGCTTGCCAGCATTTGGATTAAGTGACTTGTTAATATCTTTGCCAGAAGCCCAGACTTCTGTAATCGAACCAACGCCAAAGCGGCCACCGCTGTAACCAAGTGTTCTGCCACCGCGCTCTTGTCCGTTAGGGTTCTTGCGCCCTGCTGTTTCGTAGATCGCTCCACCGGCGGAAGTGTTGACGATGCGAGCCAAAGACACGAAGCCACGCTGATTAGGTTTAGATGGGCGTGTTGAGTATTTAACTCCACGCTTGGCTTCGCCTTGATCGTATTTAGGGAACTCACGATATTTAGTAGTCTCGCTCGATGAACTAGCGGAAGTCCAGCCAGATAGCATCGCAGTATTTGATGGCAAGTAGCCACGCGCTCTGTTAGTAATTGGCTTGAGCGCGGCTGCCATCTCTTTAGTTGTTTTCTTTGCTAGATCAGGCTCGAACTCTTTTAGGGCTTTGCGAAGTTTATCTGCGCCTTTTAACTCGACTGGCATCGCTCTGCTCCTTTGCTCTGTCCTTCAGGGCTTGAAGTAAAGTCCTGAACATTGTGTGATCTAGTTCAATTAAAGTTTGGGGCGAGAGTCCTGTCTCAAGCGATAGTCTCGCTACGAGATAGGTGAAGGACTCCCGCGTTACTCCAAAGGGTCATCATCTAAGACCTCGACTCGCGCCAATGTCTCAAGGAATGACTCTCCGAAGGGTTTAACGGTTTCACCCGACCGACGAATTGCTTCCCAGCAAAGCCAATAGACATCGCTCTGCTTTTCATCATCTCTAAAGGCCTTATGAAAGCCCTTCTTTGCATATTGCTCGAAGGCGTACTCGATCGCCGGAGTGATCTGGTACTCGTTAACGCTTCCATCTGCCCTTGTTACCTTTAGTTTTGCCATGCTTTTGCCCCTTAGTTATTTATCAGGAAGTTGTAATTGCGATAGTGCCGTTAACATTCCAAGTAACTGACTGAGTTGAAAGATCTGCAACTGAGCCGTTAATTGGTGTTGTGTTGTTAACTAGGCAAGACATTGTGTAAAGTGGGTTAGTTGCTGAAGTAGCAGCTGAAGTCTGCTTTACTGTAACAGTTGTGCTTGTTCCCCAGACTGAGTTCAATGTCTGAAGTGTCTTAGAAGTTGCTTCATCATTAAAGAAGTCAACGGTGATGGACGATGCTTCCAAGCCCTTTACGAACTTGTGGCCTGAGTCTCCCATTGCTGTTACTTCTAGTTCATCGAATGAACGGTTGATAGTTACAGATGAAACGAGTGATGATAGGTCAACCGCATTAACAGTTAGAACTACCCCATTGCTTAGATATACTGCCATTTGGTTTATTCCTCATCTTTCTTAGTTGCTGGTTTTGGTGCTGCTGGAGCGATCTGACCTATCTTGATCAGGAACGCTGCGTTGTCTTTTTCCCATTGTTCAAGGGTCATAATTAACTCCAACTCGTTAGGACTGAGACTTGCAGGGAGCAAGTCAGTAGATCGCCCGATGCGGCATTAAGAACGCTTGGAGCGCTCACATCTCCCACATTATAGACGATCGAGGAAGCAGCTAGTTTATTAAAGACTGCAACTAGCATTTCCTCAATTCCGTTTAGGTTGCCTTCATTGTCTAGCAAAGGCACGAATATATTTATATTAAAATTAGCAAGAGGCGCGACAGTATTGCGGCTGTTATTAGTCGGAGTCAGGTAAGGATCCGCCGGGCTAAGAACTACGCTATTTACAATAGGTGTAGCAGGCGGGAATGAGAATACTGACCAGAGTGAGTTATCGACTAGCGCTGCTGCAATAGTTGCACGAAGGGTTGATATAGCGGCGGTCATGGTCAACCAACCATGCTGCGCGGATCAAGAAAAGGTGCAAGCAAGCCGCGAACGCGAGCGAGCAAAGTATTGCCCATGCGGTAAGGACTTGGAGCGTATCCGTCAACTGTAACGCCACCGCTTGAAGGCGCTTGGCGAGACTGCCAGATATCGATCGAGATCATTAGCGCAGCTTCTTGGATCGCTGGAACTGTTGCTGGGTCGAGATAAGTCTCGGCTGAAAGAAGGCCGTAAGGGTTGATCGGGTGGCGTGGTGTTACCGCGTTATTGTTGCCAGTAATTGCGTAAGTAATTGAGTGATCAGTCTTGCCAGTAATCGTTTTAGATCCGTTGTGCTTGGATCCTGCACCAGTGATCACTACGGTCTCTCCTACATAAAGAACATCTGCGATCGAGTCCTGAAAGTAAGAAGTGCCGGTGCTGGCTGTGTTGCTATGCCCAATAATTGAGAGAGTGTTAGACCAGATAAAAGGAAGCAGAACATTATCTGCTGCATCGCAGACTTGCTGCAAGACTGCATCAGCATAGAGAGTGCCAACGCCAAGGGCTGTGCGCAACTCTGCAACTGTAGTCAATGCCATGCTTTTATCCTTTCTAAAGACTGGCGGGGTAGAAGGGCACTACCCCGCCAGCGACTTAGTGAGCGTTAATTACGCCTTGTTGTTCTTGAATGCGCCAGCGCCGACCTTAGTAGCGATAGCACCGAAGCCGTAGTAACCGATGGTGATAGAACCTGCGGCTGTTGACTCTGCACGGAGACGGTAGTTTGGTGACTCGTACCATGTGTAAGCATCTGGGTTGACGATGAGGATAGATCCGTCTGTGTCAGTTCCAGCAGCTGTGTTAGGTGTTACGAATAGGTTGAGTCCTGCAACATTACCCTGAAGCGCTGTTGGAGTTACTGCTCCGCCTGCGTTCATTGGGTTTGATGCTGTGTAGATAGGACGGCCTGCATCGTTGAGTGTCATGATGTTTGACCACTGTGAAGTGTTAACGATCATGTTGCGAGCGAATGGATTTGGAAGTCCGAGAGTTGCGTTGTAAACAGAAGCCGCACCGCGAGCAACAATTCCTAGCAATTCTGATGCTGTTGGATATGTTGTTGTGGTTGTTGCATCTGCTGTTGCGCCTGCGATGATCGCTGCGTTAACTGCTGCATCTGTGGCCTTTGCGTAAGCAGCGCCCATGTTGCGGATCAGTTCATCAAAGAATGCTGGAGATGTACGATCGAGCAATTCAACAGAGAATGTCTGTTGTCCGGCGTACTTCTTAACATCAACTGACAAGAATGATGAGTTCTGGTCTGTGTCTGAGAATGCTGCATCTTCTGCTGTGATAGCAACAGTTGGCATTGCTGTGATCTTAGGGATTTCGAAAGTCATACCTGCATCTGGAAGAACTCCGCGTGAGATCGCTTCGATCGATGGGCGGATAGTTGTACCGAGTGGGTTGATGATTTCTGAAAGTTGACGAGTTGGTACGAGACCAGCGTTGTCAGTTGTGTTATCTGCTGCAAGGATATATTGACGAGCTGACTCATCACCTAGCGCTGCGCGGATAGTGTTTTCTGCATACTTTGCTGCAGTTAGTTCAATGCGTGGCTTTGAGTAAGCCATTGCTGTTACAGCAGGGCGAGCAGCTTCAACTGCGGCAGCCTCAACTGTAGGTGTTGCTTCGACTGCTGAAGTGGTTTCTTCCACGGTGGCTGTCTCGCTTTCTGTTGGTTGGGTAGGTTCAGCGACTTCATCTTGTGATGCCGCTATATCGGTTACTGCCGCAGACTTGAATGCCGCTGCTTGTACCAAACTTACTTCGAGCAGGTCAGCGCTCGATACATACAACACGCCATTCTTAGGCTTTGCTGCATTGACCATAACTCCGACTGAAAGACCAGTACGAAGTTCCTCGCTCGCTTCGATAAGAGCATCTGTGCCGCGAGATGACTTAGAAATCTTGAAAGAAGCAAAGATCCCTTCATCTGTTTCGTTAAAGAATTGAGCGCGACCGATAGGCTGCTTTGGGTCATGTTCCAATAGGAGTTTGACTTTGCTGGTGTCAGAGATGTTTATCGCACCGCGCTCAAAGACAACTGCACCGGCGGAAGTGTTTCCAACTTCGCCGCCGAATGGCACTATTTTGCCAGAGATAGTGCGCGCTGCGCTATCTGCTGTAAGTTCTGCCGAGAATGTCAACATCTCGTTCATTGCATTTCACCGCTTCCGTTAGGAGTTAAGTCAGTCATTTCCATGGCCTGATCTTGGGTAATTAGTTGAAGGTCAAGTAGTTCGCGAATGATCTGAAGTTCTACGATCGGATCTGTGCGTAGATAGTTCTTATCGATATCGAACTTAACGATGTTTCCGCGAGCGGTGATATCGTCCATAGATAGACGATCCTCGATCGCTGACACGAATGGCTGCAAAGATAGTGTTAGGAACTGCTTGCGCTCGTCCTGGACATTTGCATAAGTCATTGTGGTGTTCTGATCTGCTGAGACATAGTAAGGCGGAATATTGCAAAGGCGAGCGATCTCAGTCGCTAGGTTCTGAATAGCCTCGTTGTACATCATGTCTTTAGGGCTAAAGCCGACAGACTCATAACTCAAAGTTGAAGTTAGATAAGCAGTTGAGCGGTTATTGCGGCTATTCTTCCAAGCAGCTAGTAATCCTTGAACTTCTGCTGGTGGTAGATCTGCGCCTGTGTTCTTTAGGTAGCCAGTTGCCATTGGAGTGCCAGCAGCAATAGCCGCGGCCTTCTGAACATCGAGCGCTGCGCGAATTGTTGAAGTGCCGGTATTTAAGATGCCATCGCTTAGTGACTGGAATGTAATAAGTGAGCCAAGGCCGTCCATTGGTACGGTTGTGCCATCAACTGCATAAGACTTTACATAGACATTATCTCGATCGAGTGTTGCAGTAACGCGAGAGTTAGCAACCCACTCAAAGCGAGAAGGGCGGCCGTCCTCTTGGTAAGTCTCGACAACTTGCCAAAAGGCTTGACCATAAAATAGAAGTGAGTCAACTGTGTAAGCAATAGTTACTGAACGAGGCTGTGAATAGGAAGGTTGATCAAGCCAGAGTGGCTTACCAAGTTCTTCGCCTGTTGACTTCTTGTATAATTCGAGAGGAATTGTGCCGATCGTTCCCGCTAAAAGGTTCCTGCACCTGGCTAACGCTGGAACGCCCATAGCCTCAGTACGGCCAACATAGGCAAACTGAAAGGGCATTGCATACGGAGAGTATTCACCGAGAACTTGCGGAGCAGCTTGCGCTTCAATAGTTGGCGATGATGTTGCACCTGTAAGGCGCGAAAGGATACCCATAGAGGGCAATTATACACTAGATATAGGTCAACCTGCGTATATAGCCGCTACCTGTTGTGGTTTCATTAACATCGACACAACCATTGCCAAAGCAATAGGTGCTGATACATCTCCAGCCGATTTTCTTTTAACGATACGCCAAGCCGAGTCATTGACTTTAGCTGCGCATTTATTCATCTTCTGCAATAGGTTGGCTTGTCCGGTATTGACTACCCTATGCTTAAATAT